ACACCAGTAGATTCGACGTATTCGACCAGCCCCATGCGGGCGAGCGTCAGGCCAGCCGCAGCCGTGCCGCCCGAAAGCATAGTCACCTGTGAGACAGTCAGCGTGGTCAACGGCGTGAAAAACGAATACAGCACGTTGCCGCTGGTAGCAACGAGGAACGAGAGTACCATTCGCGGGAACGTCTCGACCGCCGTGGTCGGCATGGACAGCCGCGACAGAAACGTGGCATTCGTTACCACGTTGCCGCTCAGTCTTGCATCCGCGAGCGTGCCCGACAGATCCGCTGCCGATCCGCTCGTCGCCACAGTCGCCAGCCCGCTCACCTGACTCGCCGACAGCGTCAGCGGATCGGCCCCTGCTGCGGCGTGACTGCTGGCGTGGCTGGTGGGCGTGAACGTGGTCGGCCTGTCCGTGAGTCCATTCCACGAGGTCGTTCCAGCCGGGCCTGTGGCACCCGTTGGCCCGGCTGGCCCCTGCGGACCGGTCAGCCCTGTGTCGCCCTTCGCTCCAGTGGCGCCTGCCGGTCCCTGCGGACCAGTTGCGCCCGTGTCGCCTTGCGCACCCTGCGGACCCTGAGCACCTGTCGCGCCCTGCGTGCCGGTCGGCCCTTGCGGTCCCGGTGCACCCTGCGAGCCCGTGGCGCCTGCAGCACCCGCTGGCCCCGTGGCTCCCGCTGGGCCTTGTGGTCCAGTGGCGCCTGCCGAACCCGCCGCGCCTGCTGCACCCGCAGGCCCGACGCCGCCGGACGCGCTCGCCGACGTGCTCGAGCTCGTGACGGTCGCCGACACAGCCGCACCGGATACGGTGGCTGTGATCGGGCTGCTGTTGACGGTTGCGGTGGTCGTCACCCGACTACCTCCACGAGGCCCTGCAAGGCCGTACGCCGCACGCTGCCGGGTGCATCCCACTCAAGACGCCATCCGTAGGTGCCGACCGGCAGAGCCGTGGTCTGCGTCTCAGTCAGTGCAATGTTCACGATACCGGCCGCTGCGTTGGTCAGCGTGGTCGTGAATGCTGTCACCGTGTTTCCAGTGACGAGCGACGTGATGACGGCCGACACCGTGTAGCCGGTCATCGTCGTCGGCGAGAAGTCGATGGCCGTGCTGAGCTCGTCGCCACGCCGCAGCGAGAGGCCAAGCTGGCCGGGAAGTTGTGTGTACGTGGAGCTCATCGGTACGTTCCCCAGCGACATGAGTCGAGCAGCGACTTCACGCCAAACTCGATTTCCTTGGACACAGTGCCGGTCAAGACAGACTCGCGCCGGTCGTACCAGTGAGCCACGAGCAGCAGCATCGCGTGCTTGATCTGCGTGGGTACGCTGCGGCCGTCCTCGCCGTACCCTCCCCACCACGTAATCGTCACGGAGTTATCGTCGCGGCGATGCACTGGCCACGCCTGCTCGTACAGCGGACTGATTGCGCCCGGCGTGGATTTCCGGTCGACCCGGTACTCGTGCGACGGAAACACGACCACAGCACCGGTCTCCGTGGTGTACGTGATCGCTACCGCGGAAACGGCCGAGGCGGTTGCCATCGGCGGCCTCGGTAGCTCGAGGTTGTCGAGGCCGTTCGGCGGGAATCCGTCCAGCCTCATCGTCCACTGCGTGTGCACCAGCGAGCGGTCCAGATACTCCTCGACCCATGCTCGAGCTGCTGCCACCAGACCCATGATGTAGGTGTTGTCGGCGTCCGTGTCGACGCGCAGGTGGGCCTTGGCATCCGTGATGGTCACGGGCTCAACGACAGGCTGAGACGATCTGGTGAGGCTGCGGTACGTCATCGCGTGCGTTTCCTGCGTGGCGTGGCGTCGGCCGTCTTAACTGGCGTTTCGACAGCAGCGGTTTCAATCAACTGCTGTTGCTTGTCCTCGACTGCAACTTTCCGGGCGATCAGTTCAGCGGCCAAGCCGCCGGGTATGTCGACCGTCTGGCCGGAGCAATAGGAACGCCACGACCGTACAAACTTCAGTTTCGTCATTGGCCTACGCTCCATGCAGTTTCGGGTGCCTTGTTCGCCTTCATCCAATCGCCCGTGTATTGAAAAACAGGCTTGCCGAGATCCCGGCCCGGCCAGGTCACGACGTACTCGCCGTGCCCGATTGACACGCGAGGCGTTACGAACACCTTGTTGCCAGAGTCTCGCCACGTGCGCCAGAACCCGATGTCAGCGTCCACGCGGCCGTCGCCGTAGCTGCCCTGTGGGTCTGCCTGTTCGTAGAACCACGGCTTCTTCATTCGCTTGAGGGCTGCCGTCGAGATGATCGTGCAGCCGAAGTGCGCGCTATCGACTTGCTGCACAGGCTCGGCAAACCATGTAGCCGGCAGGGTGCTGGCACCGCCCTCGGGCGGATTGTCGAGCGTGCCCAAGAGCGTGAGCATCGGCCGCCCGTCTTCCCGTTTCACCTGCAGCGGCGCGAGTGCGTCACACTGGAACGCCAGAGCCATAGCGAACAGCTGCTCGATGTCCTGCCGGGAGACGAACGTGTCGTAGTCGAGCGTGATGATGTACTCGCACTGGTCGACGAACTGTTCCATCATCCGCGTGAGCACCTGGCTCCAGAACGCACCCTGGCCGAGCGTGGGCCGGATGCCAAGTGGCATCAGGGCTTGAGCCCAGCCGAACAGGTTGGCCAGCGGCCCGAACCTCGGGCCAGACAGAATCGCTTCCGCACGGATCTCGACCTCGGTGCCGCCGACCTTGATAAGCACAGGCAAACTCCAAAAGAGAACGGGCGGTTCTCGCGTGAGAACCGCCCGTTCAGGATTGCACTGCTGTCAAGCTGGATCAGACGCCACGGAGGGCGATGACCGGGCCGGCGACCGTCGAGCTGCCGATCGTGTGGTGGGAAATTCCCACCCGAGCGATCGCACGGATGACGGTCTGATCGGACAGGAAGTTGACCTGGTCGCTGCTCTGGATCTCCAGACCCGCACGGGTGCCGTAGATCGAGGAGTTAGCAAGATCGCCGTAGAGGGCCATGACCTTGCCGGTGGCATCGTCGCTGCCCGGAAGCTGGTCGGTGAACACGACCGGCGAGCCGAGGAACGTGAGGCCGAGGCCCTGCGACAGGCCGACCGAACCACCTTGGTTCAGGTCGAGAGCCTGCATGCAGGTCGCGAAGAAGTACGGCGAAACGTACCACTTGGCACCAGCCCGACTGTGCTGCGGCACGGCAGCCATCATCGCGAGCAGGTTCGCCTTGGTCACCTCGTCCGGCGTGTCGCCGGCCGCGGCCACGAGCGACGCCGCGTAGTCGTAGGTCGTCACCTCGCTCGCCGTGGTGGTCTTGAGCAGACCGCCAGCGTACGAGGTGACGATACCCGCGACACCCGGAGCGTTGCTCGGGTTGCCGAGCCACGCGGCCGTTTCCACGGCGTTGCTGATGCCGAGGGCCAGCTCCGCAGCCACCCAGTCGGCGATCGACACGATCGAGTCCTGAAGCAGCTCGGACGAGATGACCACGGCCGCCGCCAGTTTCTTGGCTGTCACGGTCACCTGGGTGGCGTTGGGATCGGCCGGAGTGATCGCGGAGTTCTCCGAGATCCATGCGGCCGAGTTACCCGCCGTGCGCTTCGGGAAGAGCACCACGTCGCTGGGCATCTGGATCGACGTGGCGTTCTGTGCGAACGCGGAATAGGATTCGACTAAGCGCAATACGGTAGACGACAGGATGTCGGGCACGAAACTCGCCCCGCCGCCGGACGCACCACCGAGGGCACGCACCTCGACGCCGTGGTCTTCGCACCACCGCTTGGCGTGAGCGTCGCCGCTCTTCGCCTTGAACCACATGCCCGCCTTGTAGGCGTCTTCGGCCTTGCCGAACGCACGAAGCCGACCGGAGAACGGAACCGCCTCGACGCGGGCCTGCTCGCTCCGCTCCTCGGTCACCTCGGGGGCAGGCGTGCAGCGGTCGACAACCGCTCGCAGGTTCTTGGCCGACTCGGCCACGTTCTTCTCGAAGTCGATTTTCTTGGAAAGCTTGGCGGCGTCGGCCGTCAGCGTCTCGAGCTCGAGGTCGCGCTCGGCGATCTTGTCCGCGTCGCCTTCAATGGCCCGCACGGCGTCGATCCGGTTGGCGAGGGCAGCCGCCTCGTCCTGAAGCTTCTTGAGGTTGTCCATGTGTCGTGAGACTCCTGCGGCGGTATTGCCGATGGAGTCCACGGTGCCACTAGGGACGGGGTACCTTGCAG